GGGACGGTATTATTTGCACTGACTTAGATCATTGTTTTGATGGCGAGCCGAACGAGCAGGCAAAAGAGCTTATTGCTTTGTTGCCAAATACTTATGTTGAGGTAAGCCCAAGCGGGACCGGCTTGCATATTTGGGGATTCGCCTCACTGGAAAAGGGTAGGCGGTTTTCTAGAGGCGGTTTGAGCGTAGAGGTTTACCCAAATGGTCGTTACATTACAGTTACCGGCAAGGCTATAAATAGGGCAAGCCTGGCTAATTTAGACTTATATAATCTTTTGCCGTAGCGAAACGCAAGGGCAATAACTCGAAACGAGGACGATTATGGGTATGGCAGGACGTAAACCGTCTGAGAGACCGACTGTTACACGGCATAAGCCGACGGTTGATTGGACTGATGTTGTAAATACGCCTTTTGTGGGCTGGACACCTGAGCTACCTGAGACACGTTTGGTTGCTCAAAAGTCTGGCGAGGTGATCGAGGTGCCTGTTCCTGACGCTACTCGCAAGTGGTGGAGCGCCCTTTGTGTGATGCCTCATTGTGTTTTGTGGCAAGAGTCCGATTGGGCTTTTGCTGTTGATACGGCGATGGTTCACGCTCAAGCGTCTTATGGTGTGATTTCGGCTATGGCTGAGTTGCGTATGCGTGAGAAGTCTTTGGGGACTACGGTGGATGCTCGCAGAGATTTGCGTATCCGTTATGTGGAGCCTGAGGCTGAGGTTGTGTTGGCTGTTGTTGATCAGATTGACGACAGACGCCAGCGATTGTTAGATGCGTGAGCTTATACGGTCCGACGCACACGACAGACAACTAAGCCTTGGCTGGGTTGCGGTTTGGTGGATTGAAAACTTTTGTGTGCATGGTCCTGGCGACGTGCAAGGTCAACCAGTAAAGCTTGACGACGAGTGGACCGCTTTTATTGTTGATTGTTACGCTTTAGACGGTGATAAGCGTCGTTTATATGACAGCGCCTTTCTGTCGCGGGCAAAAGGTAGAGCAAAGTCTGAGCTTGCAGGCTTTATTGTACTTTTTGAGGCGATGGGTCCCGCTAGGTGTTCACACTTGTCGGACGGCACAGACGTTTACGAACGCAACGGTTTGATATACGCGTATAGCAAGGGTGAGCCGGTTGGGTTAGATGTAACCGCGCCGATTATTCGTTGCTTGGCGACTGAGGAAGGTCAAGCCGGTAACACTTACGACAACGTGCATTACAACCTCACTGAGGGACCTCTAAGCGAGGGTTTACCCCGTGACGCCGCTGGTTTGACTCGTATTTTTTTGCCTGGTGGCGGCGAAATTATCCCGTCTACAGCAAGCAATAGTTCAAAAGATGGTGGTCGGGAGACGATGGTGGTCTTTGACGAGACCCATTTATATACTCGCCCTGAGCTAAAGCGTATGTATCAGACGGTCCGACGCAACCTGGCTAAGCGCAAGATTGCTGAGCCTTGGTCTTTAGAGACAAGCACCATGTATTTACCTGGTGAGAAGTCCGTGGCTGAAGAAACACACGATTTGGCTAAAGCTATTCGTGAGGGCAAAACAAAACGTCAACGGTTGCTGTTCGACCACCGTGAAGCTGACGCTGATATTGACATGAGTGACGAGGCTGAGGTTATTACCGGCTTGAAAGAGGCTTACGGCCCTTTTGCTGATGTTATGGACATTGACCGTATCGTTTCTGAGATTTATGACCCGCGTAATGACCCTATGGACTCTCGACGGTATTATTTCAACCAGCCGACCTCTAGCAAAGATGCTTTCTTGTCGGCACCCGAGTGGAACGCTTGTAGCAAGCCACAGGACGTCGGTAGAGGCGAGGAAATAACGTTAGGGTTTGACGGGTCCCGCAAGCGCTCTAAGGGCGTTACAGACGCTACAGCGCTTATTGGGTGTCGTGTGTCTGACGGGTATTTGTTCGAGATAAAGGTTTGGGAACAGCCTGACGGTCCCTCTGGCGAGGATTGGTCTGTGCCCGTTGCTGATGTGGACTATGAAGTTCGCAAAGCCTTTGAAATGTATCGAGTTGTTGGCATGTTTGCTGATCCCGCCAAATGGGAGTCGTATATAGCTCAGTGGGAATCAGATTTTGGCAAGAACCTAAAGGTGAAATCTTCCCAGGCTCACCCTATTGAGTGGTGGATGACTGGTAACAGGTCTTATTTGGTTGTGAGGGCGATTGAGCAGTTTGCCAACGCCGTTTTGGACAAAGAGTTGTCTCATTCTGGCGGTTTAGTGCTTACTAGACATATTTTGAACGCTAGGCGTCGTGTCGGACGGTCTGGTGTGTCTATTGCTAAAGAAAATCCAGATTCAAGAAACAAGATAGATGCGGCAGTTGCCGCTGTATTGGCTTACCAGGCGAGGCTACAGGCGCTATCCAAAGGTGAAGCCACTAAAAACACATTCGTACCGCGTCGTATCCGTTAGGGGTTTATATGGCTACTCAGTTGAGCAAGAGCCAACAGGGTTTACTAAAGAGTTTGGCGAAACAGCAGGCCAAGTACAACATTTTGGAGCGTTATTATGATGGCGACGCCCCGTTGCCTGAGGGCGCTGAGGGTCAATCTCGTGCTTACCGTCGTTTTCAACGTAAATCTCGCCTAAATATGGCGCAGTTGTCGGTTGCGGCTGTTCGTGAGCGTATGATGGTTGGCGGTTTCCGTACTGGTGCTGATGACGACGAGAACGGTGACGCTGAAGCCCGTCGTTTGTGGAAAGCTAACAACCTTGACGTTGGTTCTGCCGATTTGCACACGAGCCTACTGAAGTTTGGCTGTGCATACGCCATTGTGGGCTATCCTGAGGGGTCAGAGTACCCTGTGGTCACTGTGGAGGACCCCAGGCAAGTTTACGCGTCTACAAGCCCCACAGACCCGCGTACAGTCATTGAGGCCGTAAAGGTCTTTTCAGAGTACGGCAAGCATTACGCCTATTTTTATTACGTTGACAGTGTTGAGGTTTTTTGTAAGCCTAACGACAAGAACGTTTATGACGCTGATGATTGGGAAATGCTTGAGGATGGCATTTTGGCTAACCCTTTGGGCGAGGTCCCCGTTGTCAAGTTCACTAATGCCGACGAAAAGGGCGAGTATGAGCCTTTTACGGACATTATTGACCGTATAAACCACATGATTTTGCAACGTATGGTTATTGCCACTACCCAGGCTTTCCGTCAACGTGTTCTGAAGGGTGATTTTCCCACACACGATCAAGACGGCAACGAGATTGACTACAGCGGTATTTTTGAGTCGTCGGCTGGGTCTTTGTGGATGATTCCGCAAGGCGCTGAGGTTGACGAGCTAGGGCAGGCTGACATAAACGGTATTTTGTTGGCTGTTCGCGCAGATATTCAAGACTTTGCGGCAGTAACTCGCACACCTATGCACTACCTGACACCTGAGGGCGCTAATGGTAGTGCTGAGGGTGCGGCTTTGGCTCGTGAGGGTCTTGTGTTCAAGACCGAGGACCGTATTGCTCGTGTGACACCTGGCTGGTCCAAGGTTATGTCACTTATGTTCAAGTGGCTGGGTGACGAGGTTCGCGCAAGCCTGCTAGACCTAGAGCCATTGTGGAAACCGGCAGAGCGTTACTCGTTGGCTGAGCGTGCAGACGCTAACTCGAAATTCCAGGATATTCCGTTTAGGTCTCGTATGTCTCTTATCGGTCAGTTCTCCCCTGCGGAAATTGACGAAATGGAGGTACAGCGTGCCGGTGAGACTTTGCTTACCGAGGCACTGCTGGGAGCGCCCACAGAGGCACCGGCTGAGCCTGGAGCTGAGCAAGTCGTGGACGTTTTTAGGGATATTGCTAACGGTGACGTTGTCGAGTTCGCCCAGGGTGTCGGACAGGTCGAGCATATTATGACCGGTGGCGTCCTCGGTATCGAGGGTAGCGAGTTTGCTATACAGGCCACACCTAATAACCCTGCTGTGCAGGTTCGCCGCTGGGAGCTTATCGGTGGCGAGTGGTCGCCTACCGCGGCAGTCTTTGGCGTACGCTACAGCGAGGTTACACGGTTAGACGGCCTCCCAGAGGCATAACGTGGCGACGCTCGCAGAGATACGCGACGGCTACAACCGGCTAAACACTCGGCTAGTCCGTGGTGCTGGCACGCTCGCCGGTAACGTGTTTCGACAGCTTGGCTCGTGGCGTGACGACGATATAAGCCGTTATATAAGTATTGTGGGCCCACAGATTGACGGGCTAAAACAGCAGGCCGCTAACCTCCAAGCCGTCTACTATCAAGAGGTCGCTAGGGCTAACGGTGAGTCTTTTACACCGGCGGCCACGCGATCGTCTGACTTGACGGACGAGGTGCTACGTAACGGCCCGAGTGCGCAAGAGGTGTACCGTCGCCCGTTCGTGGAGCTGTACACGGCTTTGTCGTCTAACGAGCTACTACGTACGGCTGTGCAACGTGGAGCGGCTAGAGCGTCGTCTATCGCTGAGACAGACATACAGCTCGCTAGCCGGCAGGCTGGTCTAAAGCAACGGCAGGGCAATAACAATATAGTCGGTTACCGGCGCGTCTTGACGGGCTCGGAAAACTGCGCTCTTTGCGCTATCGCGTCGACACAGCGCTACACGCGCAATAACCTAAAGCCAATTCACCCCGGTTGTGACTGTGGCGAGGAGCCTATTTACGGCGACTTTGACCCCGGCCAGGTTATCGACCAGGGCAGTCTAGACAGTATCCACGAGGCTTTACAGCAGCAGCTAGGCGTAACCGATTACCAGGCACGCGACGCCCAGATAGGCAAGCTTGTGCAATACGAGGATAACGTGCGCCTCGCAGACTTTACCGAGATTATCGCCACGCGAGAGCACGGCGAGTATGGGCCTACTTTGGCTTGGCGTGACCAAAACTTTACTGGTCCGAGTGATTTGCCGCCTGGGGTAATCTAGGCTTTTTAGATTTCCTAGCACTGTGCTGGGATAGCTCGAAACGAGCGCAACCGTAAACGAAACGTGGAGGTAAACAACCAATGTCTGAAAATACTGAGGTAACAGACACCGAGGACAACACTGAAGCTGAAACCACAGACCAAGAAACAACCGAAACGGTTGATTTAGAGTCTGAGGTTGAAAAGTGGAAAACCCTTAGTAAGAAAAATGAGCAAATGGCGAGAGCCAACAAGGATGCCGCTAAAGAGCTTGACCAGCTAAAGAAAAGTCAACTCTCTGATACTGAGCGCCTTATTGAGTCAACTAAAGACGAGACTCGATTGGCTGTCCGTATGGAGTTTGCTGAGAAATTAGTGGACGCTGAGCTAAAGTCTAATCTGACTGGGCGGGTCTTGGATGGCAACGCTTTGCTTGATTTCGACAAATCAAAGTTTGTTGACCATGACGCAAACATTGATTCTGATGCTATTCAGGCGTGGGTTGACGAGAACAGCACAAAGACAGATGCACCTAAACCCGACTTGGGACAGGGTGCTAGAGGTTCGCAAACAAGCTTGGCACAGATTCGTTCTCGTGACGAGCTAACAAACATGTCCCGTGATGATATTTTGAGCGCCCGTAAAGATGGGCGTTTGGATTCTTTGATGGGCAAAAACTAACAAGAAAGGTAGCTAAAAATGGCTATTGACAATTTCATTCCCGAAATCTGGGCGGCTGGGGTTACTCAGTCTTTTATTGCTAACCAGGTTGTAATTCCTACGCTTAACACCCAGTTCACTGGTGCTGTTACCCGTGGTAACCAGGTTCACGTTATCAACGCGACTACACCCACTATTGTGGACTATGCCGCCGCTGGTCGTAGCATTACCGCTGAGGCGCTTGCTGACACTGAAGTTCTTTTGAGCATTGACCAGGAAAAGGCATTTTCTGTAAACATTGACGACGTGGACGCTGTACAGGCATCCTCTGAGTTTGGCCCTTGGGTTGACTCTGCTGGTCGTGCGCTTGCTGAGGACGCTGAAAACTACTTGGTTGACCTTATGGTGACCGGCGCAACTAACGCCAACACTGGCTCTGTTGTAGTTGACACCGCTGACGAGGCAAAAACCGCTATCCGCGACATTCGTAAGGCTATGGCTAACGCCAAGGTCCCCGCGGCTGGTCGCTACGTTGTGGTCAACCCCGACATGTCCGACCTGCTCATTCAGGGTCTCGACGACGTTTCTGTTGCTGGTGATGACGCAGAATTGCGTAACGGTGTTATTGGACGCCTTTACGGGTTCACTGTGATCGAGAGCCCGTTGCTTGAGTCGGCTGGTACGCCTGCCGCTGTGGGATACCACCAGAACATGGTTGGATTCGTAAACCAGATTCAGTCTCTTGAATCTCTCCGCAACCCAACAAAATTTTCGGATATTGTTCGCGGACTTTCCGTTTACGGAGCGAAAATTCTCAAGGCTGACGCTGTTTACAAGTACGTTTCTGCCTAAATATAGGCACTTGTCTGGGGGGTGGCCTACGGGTCACCCTCTGGACATAAACGCCGCAAAAGTTTTGACGCTGGAAGGCATATAAATGGCACTCGCTACTATCGCTAATGTTGAGGCTAGGTTGGGTCGTTCTTTGACCGCTGGTGAAACCACCAAAGCAAACGCTTGGCTCACAGACGCCTCAGCCATGTTTGTGCAACGAGCAGTCCAACAGTTCGAGGTTGGAAACTCTGTTATTCGCCTATTTCCCCGTGATGGCGTTGTAAGGCTGGTACAAAGACCAGTTATTACTGTAAATAGCGTTACAGACCTTGACGGAAACACCATAGATTTTACTTACGACGGGTTTCAGTCCCTTTACGAGCTGGGCTCTTACACGCCTGTAAAGGTTGACTACGACCACGGGTCTGCAACTATTCCTGATGATGTGATTGCTGTTGTCGCTGGCATGGTTGTGCGTACTTTGCAGATTCCCGCTGACGCCGCCGCCGGGATTCAACAACAAAGCGTGGGGCCGTTTTCGCAGTCTTACGCTAACTGGGCTGTTGGTGGGCAAGTTCTTATGTCACCCTCTGACATTGAGCTGGCTAACGCTTACAGGGATTTGTCATTTAGGTCAGCATCTACGTTAGGAAACGGCAACTATGGAGGATATCTCCCAAGTGCGACGAAGTTCGGTCTCTACCGATAGTTACGGTCAACCCGTATTTACTACGACCACTACAACGGTGTCGGCTTTGGTGTCGGCTCGTGTATCCGGTACAAACTTTGACGCTGACCAAATTACTGTTACTGACGGTCTAACAATTTATTTGCCACCGGCTACCGACGTGCAAGACGACGACAAGTTTATTATTCGTAGCAAAACGTATGAGATTGACGGCGAGGCTTTCGACTGGCGCGACGGGCTGGGGTCTTGGACACCTGGCACTGTTGTCAACTTGCAACGTGAGATAGACCGTGGCTAGAGGTTCGTTGATCCCTGGCACCCAGAATGACCGCGTAAAACTCAATTTCAAGGGTATGGGCAAGTTGTTGCGGGGACCACAAATTGCTAAAGAGCTTGAGGGTCGTATGCGTCGCGTCCAATCAGCGATCCCTGGTAGCGAGTTGCAAGTTTTGACTAATGGGCGTCGTGCGAGGGCAAAAGTTTTGTACGGGTCTGATTTTGACGAGGCTAGTACAGGGGCGTTGGGTAGGGCTTTGGACTTGGCTGGCGGTCAACGCGGCGTGAGAACTAAAACCAACAAACCGAGGGCAAGAAAGGCTACTAGCTAATGGCTGACGCGGTTCTTTTTAGTGACATTATGTCTCACTTGGTTGGGCGTATTCAAAGCGAGTTGACAACTCAAGGATTTACCAGCACCCGTGTTGGTATTTTGGCCGACGATAGTGGGTCACAAGTTATTTTGAGACGAGATGGCGGTACACGACGTTCTAAAACCGTTATGACCGACAGTGTTGGGGTAAACGTTTATGAAACGTCTTATGCCAACGCTGAGTCTTTGTCTCGTATGGTTATGGCTATTTTTGATGACTTGCCAGACGGTGCCCCGATTGTGGACACCAACCCAGAGTCGTCTATACAAGATGTGACAGACCTAAGCGGTCAACGTAGATTTATGCGTTTTGCCGTAGACCACAGAGGCACAGACCTCTAAAACAAGTAAAGGATATATATTATGGCGTTAGATTCAGATAACGTAAGAGTTGCGGTTACGGGTGCCGTGTATGTTGCACCCACCGGGACTACAGCACCCACAGCAAGCGGTAGCTCGCTTGATGCGGCATTTATTGACCTTGGTTATGTGTCGTCTGACGGCATTACTGAGGGAATTGACAAGTCAACTACACAGATTCGTTCTTGGCAGGACGGTTCTTTGGTTCGTGAGATCGTGTCTGAGGGTACTTACTCGCTAGACATGACTTTTATTGAAACTAAAGAGGCTGTTTTGGAGCTGTATTACGGTTCCGCGATTACCACTGGTGAGCTTGGGCTAAACCCACGGGCCACCGGCGGACGTCAGTCGTTCGTTGTTGACGTTATTGACGGCAGTGCTATTGAGCGTATTTACATTCCGTCGGCAGAGATCACCTCTGTTGGCGAGCGTACTCTTGCCTCTGGTGAAGCGATTGGTTACAACGTAACTATTACCGCTTACGCTGACGCAAGCTCTGACGTAGCCACCAAGTTCTTTTCTGCACTAGGCGGCTAGTTTCTTGTCCCTGGCACTCACATGCGGCGGTGTCAGGGACTCAACTTGTGGGGGTAGTTACCCACCTAACTACCCTCACTTAGCCGCTAAAAAGATAGGATAAGTCGCATGACATACAAAGTAGAACACAAAGGCAAAACAGTTGACCTACCCGCGTTTGGTGACCTACCAACAGGGATTATTCGCAAAGCTCGCAAAGAAACCGATCAAGACCAGACCTGGTTTATTTTAGAGGAATTACTAAGCGACAAAGACCTTGCCGTTTTAGACTCTATGCCACTGTCTGAGTTCGCTAAGCACATGAAAGCTTGGACGGGTGGAGTGAGCCTGGGGGAATAGTTAGGGTCCTTGAGATAATCGAGGACCACAAAGCCGCGTTTGTATATGATTTTCGAGACCGTTTTAGTTTAGGTTTATCCGATTTGGGCACAACGGTGCCTTGGTCTGAGGTTGTTTATTTGGTCGCTGTTCTTTTGCGCGACCCGTCGAGCTGGCTACAAACCTCTGTCGCTGGCTGGCATCACCCGATTAGCTACGAGTGGCCTGTGTTGGCGTCTATCTACGATTTACACGCTCAGGTGAACAGTAAGAGAAAACCTAAACCGTACCCAAGACCTTGGCCTAAAGGTGGCTCAGGTTCCCGTAAGGGGAAGGTTCGTAACGATGCTCGTGAGATTTTGGCTCGCGCTAAAAATGGAGGCATGACGTGGCAGAACAGGCATACGCCTATGTAACACTTATTCCCGTTGCTAAGGGTTTCCAATCGGCTGTTGCCAAGGAAATGGGTGGCGTTGGCAATATCGGCAAGAAAGCTGGTATGGATGCTGGTGGCAAGTTCAAAGGTAGTTTTGGCGGTGCCCTAAAAGGTATTGCGGCTGTGGCTGGGACAGCGCTCGCTGGTATCGGAATTGGCAAGTTTTTTTCTGGGGCTGTTGACCAAGCTAACGATTTGAGCGAGTCGCTAAACGCCGTTTCTGTGGCTTACGGTGAGGCTAGTGGCGATATTGCAAAACTTGGCGAGGATGCCGCGACTAGGCTGGGTGTAACTCAAGCTAGTTTCAACGCGGCGGCGGTTAGATTCTCTGCCTTTGCTGGTCGTGTGGTTGGCGAGGGCGGTGACGTTGGCGAGTTTGTTGACGATGTTACTACTCGTGCGGCTGACTTTGCGTCTGTGTTCAACATTGACGTATCCGAGGCGTTGCAAGTTTTCCAGTCTGGTTTGTCTGGTGAGGCTGAGCCTCTAAAGCGTTTTGGTATCAACCTTTTAGATTCTGAGGTAAAGGCTTACGCCTTACAAGAGGGTCTAATAGGTGTGGGCGAGCAAATGTCTGAGGACATAAAGACTCAGGCTCGTTATGGCTTGCTGATGCAAGAGACGGCTAAGACCGCTGGTGACTTTGCTAACACCTCTGACGGGTTGGCTAACAGTCAAAGGATATTGCAGGCTAGTTTTGCTCAGATGCAAGCTGAGGTTGGCGGGGCTGTCTTGCCTGTGTTGGCTGAGTTGAGTCAGGCTATGTTGCCGTTGATTACTGACATGGGTCCCATGCTGACAGAGATTATGGAGGGCCTAGCCCCTGTAATCACCCAAATAGTGCAAGAGTTACCAAGTTTTCTCCAGGCGCTTATGCCAATTATCCCGATTTTGTTGGATTTAGCAATAATTCTTTTGGACTTGGTTGTTCAACTGTTGCCTGTATTTACAGAGTTGTTAGAGTTTCTGCTACCAATTATTGAGTTTTTGGCACAACTGATTGGCGACGTTCTTGTTACAGCCTTTGACTATTTGAAAGACGCTTTTACAAGCACTGGCGTAGAGATTGACAGTTTTGGCAGTTTTTTTGTAGCTACGTTCAATGTTTTGGCTGGTTTTTGGATTGACTGGGTAAACGGTCTTATCGGCGGGTTCGAGGCTTTTGTAAACTTTATGATTCAAGGCGTCAACGCAATTATTGACGCGCTGAACCGTATCAGTATTGACGTTCCTGGCTGGGTTACGGCGCTAACAGGAATGGACAGCTTTGGTTTCAACATTTCCCGTATTGCACAAATTAGTTTGCCCCGTGTGGCGCTCGCTGAGGGTGGGATGGTTTCGCAACCCACTAACGCTTTGATTGGTGAGGCTGGACCCGAGGTTGTTATGCCTCTGGACCGTTTTGAAAGCATGATGGGGCTGGGACAAAAAGACCAACAGCCGATAAACTATTATGCGGCACCTAACAAGTCGTTGGACGCTGAGCAAGAGTTACTACTGGCTATGAGAAGGGTTAGGGTGTTCAGTTGAGTGGTTACAAGATCACGGGCGCTAACGGCGACAGCATTACGTTTGACTATGACACTTATGTTCTAAACCCGTCTCTGTTGGGCTTGGGTATTCCACCCACGTCTGTCCGTATTGACGAGTCAACTCGTGCGGGTGGGGTGTGGCGTAACACTCGCCGGGTTGTGCGTAACGTAGATTTGCCGGTTACGGTTTTGGGTACGTCTGCCACAGATGTGGAAACTAAGCTACGTCGTTTGTCGAGGCTGACACAGGACTTGCTTGGACCAACAACGCTTACAGCTATTCGTTCGTCTGGTGATTTGACTTTGCAGTTGCATTACACGGGCGGTGCTGAGCTTTCGTATGGTGGTGATACTGGCGGCGACCAGTGGGCGCGTCTTGTGTTGTCGTTTCAGGCACCGCAACCGTTTTGGGAGTCTGCAACCACAGAGTCGTTTAGCGTAACAGCGGGCGATACAGGTCAAGGTCTTTTGCCACAGTTGTCCAAGTTGCGCCTGTCGTCGTCTCAGTCTTTGGGTATTATCAACGTTGACAACACGTCTGACGTTGCCGTGTTCCCGGTGTATGAGGTAGCCGGTCCGATTACCGCGCTGTCGGTTTCTAACGGCACAGATAGTTGGGGTTTCAACACGACTATTGCTGAGGGTGATCTTGTGGAGGTTGACACTGAGGCTGGCACTGTGACCGGGACTGGCGGCACTAACCTTTATTCGATTCTTAACCCGGCACCTAAATTGTTTTCTTTCCCCCCTGGGCAAACAACGATTACGATTGAGGGCACAAGCACAAACTTGAACACACGGGTTACTTGTCGCTACAACTTACGTTATGAGGTTGTCCACGGATGAGAATAGATGACGTAACTGTTGAGGTTCGTGACGCTAACCTAAACCGTGTTGGGCAACTGGTCGGTGCTGACGTGGTTGGTGCCCAGTTTATTATTAGGTTCAACAATGTTGGGTCTTGGTCTCTACAGTTACCGGCAACGTCGTCTATGGTTGACCTGTTGAGGACGCCTGGTTACGGCATCATTTTGACGGCTCGTGGAACAGTTTTGTTTTCTGGTTCTACAACGTCTGCCACTTTGTTGCAGTCTCAAGACGATCTGAAGGGCGTTTGGCGCATTACTGGCGCTGACGATACTTTGCTTTTGCAGGACCGTTTGGCTTACCCGCAACCGGCTAACGCTGATGTAAGCACACAAAACACGGACTATGACAACCGTACTGGTGTGGCTGAGACGGTTATGAAGGCTTATGTTGACGCCAACTTGGTGTCTGGTCCGGCTGTTCGCGCTGTAACGGGTTTGTCTGTTGCTACTGACGCGGGGCGTGGCGGTTCTGTGGTTGCGTCTGCCCGGTTTACTAATATGCAGGAATTGTTGTATAACGTGGCGCAGTCGAGTGGTATTGGTTACTCTGTGACTCAATCTGGGTCTGGTCTAGTTTTTGACGTGTATGAGCCGGTTGACCGTAGCGCCACTATTAGTTTTGATGTTGACAACGGCAAGCTTTCGTCATCTGAGTATGCTTATGTTGCGCCTAGGCTTACTAGGGCTATCGTGGGAGGCGCTGGGGCGGCTGAGGAGCGACTTTTTGACGAGTCCACTACCACAGAGTCGGTTAGCGCTGAAACGACCTGGGGACGCCGTATAGAGGCGTTTGTGGACGAGCGTGGCACTGACTTGGTTGCTGAGCTTGAACAGGCTGGTAAAGAGGCTTTGGTTGACGAGGGTAAGACTCGTGTCACTATTGCTGTTACCCCGTCCGATAATGGGACGATGCTTTACGGGACCGATTGGAACCTGGGCGACAAGATTACGGTTGTGGCTGACACTATTGAGGCCCAAGCGGTTGTTTATGAGGTTGGCTTTTCTATTCAGTCTGACGGCGTGTATCTTGGGGCAACGGTTGGTTACCCGACACCGTTGGAGTTCGAGAGCAAAGTTATCGCTACCCAGAATCAGCACGAAAACCGTATAGGCAATTTGGAGCGCAACACGACTGGGTTTGGTGTTGTGACTGAGTTGGTGGGCGGCGTTGACGTTGAGTGGAAAGCGGTTACGACTGATCCTACTTACACTGGGGACCCGTTTACGGCAAGTTATGTTCGTTTTGGCGATATGGTGCATTTTCATATTGAGATACACTTTTCAACGGTCACTAATTTTGGGGTCGGGCAATACTACGTCACTTTGCCTCACGCTTCTCGCTATGAGTATATGTTCAGGTCTGGGGTGATGCATGACGCAAGCGAAGATAGGCGTTTTCACGTTAGCGGCGAGGTAGCGGCTGGGTCCAAAGACCTTTACCTCTACACCACTGACCGACACGGAAACCGTATTTACGATTTTGCGTTTGACAAAGACGAGCCGGTCACTTTGACCACCGCTGACGATTTTGACATTTCGGGCACTTACATAATTCAGTAACCATCAAACAATGGAGCAATAAATGGCACAAAGCTCATTTCCCTTTGAGGGAATAGATACGACTGAAACACAATACAGTCAACTGTTCCGTACATTCCAAGACAGCGTAAATGGGACGTATGGCGGGACAGAGTTGACGGTTTCTGTGGGCACTGGCCTGGCGGTTGACGTTGCTTTGGGGCAGGCTATGGTTCGCGGGCACTTTTATGTGTCTACGGCTACTGAGTCCCTGTCTTTGACTACGGCAGACGCCACTAACCCACGTCTTGACTTGGTGGTTTTGCGTCTTGATCCTGTGGCTAACTCTATTGTTTTGGCGGTGAAGGCTGGCACCCCGGCTGGTTCGCCTACGGCACCGGCTTTGGTGCAGACTGACGCGGGCACTTACGAGATGGCGTTGGCTACCGTTTTGGTCCCTGCTACCTCGGGTGTTCCGACGACGATTACTGACAAGCGACAGTTTATGGGTTCGCGGATTAGTTTGTGGTCTGACGATACTCGACCTACTACGGCTTTCCCGCACGTTGGTTTCAATACTACGGCTGGCACTTTTGAGGGTTACGACCCGGTGACCACCGCATGGGGTCCGATTGGTGGCGGGGGAAATGAAGCTTCGGATTGTATTCAACCGAATTTCAACACAATTAGCGAGAACTATACGTTCACCGCTAACTATAATGGTGTTAGTGCTGGTCCGATTACGATTGCTGATGGTGTGACTGTGACTGTTGGTGTTACGAGTGCTTGGAGTATTGTATGAGTGAGTTATCTCTTGGAACGTTGTCGGGTTTGGCGGCTAATTCTTATGTGATTGACGTGGCGGCTGGGTCGAGTTTGGATTTGTCGGCTGGGGCTGTGTTGCCTGCTGGGAGTATTTTGCAGGTTGTGTCTACAACCAAAACAGATGTTTTTACTGCCTCTTTAAGTGGTAGGTCTTTTAGCAGTAATGTCACGGGCTTGGAGGCTTCTATCACCCCTTCGTCTGCGTCATCGAAAATACTTGTCACTTTGCACATGAGCGCCTTGAGAACAGATAGCTCTGACATTATGTTCAAGCTTCGGCGAGATTCAACAGATATTGCTGTTGGTGATTCTGCGGGAACTCGTCAGCAACTTACGGGAGGGCTTGCTAACGTCACAACCGGGTCGATTGTCACTCAAAACATGGGCGCTCAGTTTTTGGATTCACCAGCTTCAACTTCGGCGCTGACTTATGGGGTGCAACTTTTCAATCCATCTTCATCGACTAGAACTGTTGCGGTAAATAGAACACTAGGTGACACGGATGATACTGGCTTTGGACGCCATGTTTCTACTATCACAGTTATGGAGGTTGCGGGCTAATGAATATCGCAACGATTCTTACTAAGCGCTACCCAGGGTCCGAGTGGACTCTCGACGGTGACAACTACTCAGGGCTCACCTGGCTATCCGACACAACCAAGCCCACGAAGAAAGCTCTTGAAGCTCTCTGGGCTGACGTACAAGCTGAGATCGCTGCTGAGGCTCAGGCCCGCGTGGATGCTAAAGCTAGTGCTGTCGCTAAGTTGCAGGCTTTGGGTTTGACGGTTGATGAGGTTTCGGTTGCTTTCGGGTTGGAGGCGTAATGTCTACGATGCGTTTTGATGATTGGCAGACGGCTGATGGTGTCCCTATCACCAATAAGGATGATGCCCAAACAGATTTTGGAGGGTAGTTGAATGGCTAGTGTTGCGCGTTTTGATACTTGGCAGGCGGCTGATGGTACGAATGTTGCCCGTTTTACTACGGGTGAGTTGGAGGTGTGGGATGGGTCCGCTTGGGGTCCGGCTGGCGGACTTGCTGTCGAGTATGTTGTGATTGCTGGTGGTGGGTCGGGTGCCGCCGCTAACAGTAGGTCGTCGGGCGGTGGTGGTGCTGGCGGGTATCGCTCTAATGTTTCCGGCGAGAGTTCAGGCGGGGGCGCTTCCGCTGAGCCTTCAGTTTTGATTGCCGCGGGAACGTACTCCGTCGTTGTTGGGGCTGGTGGCGCGGCGGTAACAAGCGTAAGCAACTTGTCGTTACCTGGGAACAAGGGTTCCGATTCTATTTTCTACAACGTGCGGTGTGCTGGCGGAGGCTACGGAACCGGACTAGAAACAGGGTTATCGCGCGGCACTTCCGGCTTTGGTGGTTCCAGCGGTGGTCAAGGTGGAAACCCGCTAGGGGGTACTGGAAACCTCACGATAGGCGGACCAGATGGGATTGACGGTCAGGGTTCGGCTGGCGGTGGCGGTCTGTTTTCTTCGACAACTGGCGGCAATCAAACGGGTGGCGGTGGGGGCGGTGCTTCCGCGGCAGGTGCCACTGGGACATCAATAGCCGCGGGGAACGGTGGCGCAGGAGTAGCCTCATCTATTACAGGTTCGTCTGTAACACGCGCTGGCGGTGGTGGTGGCGGTCCGCGAGACTACGCCGTGGACACGATTGGAACGGGTGGCGCTGGCGGTGGCGGTGACGCAAAATCTACAAACCCTGCTGATTCTGGTGTCGCTAACACGGGCGGCGGTGGCGGTGCGGTGGTGGGCGGCTCTGCAGGCTTCAATTCAGGTTCGGGCGGTTCCGGTGTTGTCATCTTCAATGTTCCCACCGGCAGTACAGTTTCCTTCTCTGGCGGTGTGACTCAGACAAGCGCTACGGTTGGCACCAAAGACGTTTACACGGTAACGGCTACTTCTACGACTTCAGAAACGGTGACATTCGCATGAGCCACTTCGCTAAATTAGACGAAAACAATGTTGTGACTTTTGTCACTGTGGGACGCCAGGAAGATGACGGGCTAGAAGCAGAACTGTGCGAGCGCACCGGCGATGTGTACCGCCAGACTTCTTACAACACACACGGCGGGGTTCACCTGCTCGGGGGTACACCATTACGGTTCAATTATGCCGGTATCGGTTACACCTACGACCCTGACAAGGGAACCGATGGGGCTTTCATCCCGCCATCCCCATACCCTAGCTGGGTACTGGACGAGGAAACGTGTCTATGGGTGGCACCTATCCCGATGCCTGAAGGGGATTATGTGTGGGATGAGGATGCTGGGGACTGGGTAGAGGTCACTGATGAAACTGTCTAAGCCCTGGCCTGCTGACAAGAAGGAACGTAGCGGGTTCGGTTACCGGATTCACCCCATCAATGGCAGACGGCAACTGCACCGAGGCATTGACGTTGGCGGGCAGTTCCCTATTAGCGCACCGGCTACTGGTGTGGTCGTGCATATTGGGTGGAGTCCTAACGGTGGTGGGCACACGCTTATCCTTGATCATGGGGACATTCAC